CAAGAACTACAAAGTAACTACTAAATTACCTCCGCTTCCTGACCTCGATGGTGAGGATAGTCTCCTCAATCTATTTGATCAGGACAATGCGGATATTAATCTATTTAATCTAGTAGATGATGAGATGATCAGGCTGGCTGGATCCAAGTTTTACTATCATAAGTATTACCAGAATGATGATTATGATCCTGTATACATGGAGTCTAGAAACAAGCCTATCTCAAAGCAAGCTCTTGTAGTTCATGGACATTATGAGCCTGTAGCTATGACTGAGAACTTAACTCAGTTTGGTATTGAGTTAACCAATGATCAGATGTTCACATTTAATAAAAGCTATATTGAGACTAAGCTTGGTAGACTTCCTATCCCAGGAGATGTGGTCAAGCCCGTGTTTCAAGATCAAGACTATGAAATCTTCGAAGTAGTTGAGGATAGCTTTGAGTCCTACGGGGTATTCCATATGGTGTGCTCTGCTAAACTCCTCCGCGATTCCCCAGATGTTCAAGATACTCCTCTTATGAAGGTAAGCGATCCTCTAGGTGGGTATGCAGGAGAAGAAGATGGCATCTAGTGTTGAACTTGTTAATGAAGGTGTAGCTACCTCAGAGGAGATAGATGGTCTATCCTCTATCCCTACTAATGTTACCTATAAAGATATTAGGAGTGAGATCTTTAAAATGACTCAAGCTCAGAGTAACATCTCCTTTGTTTACAAAGAGTTATTGAGATCAATGATTGCATCTTTTAATGACGTAGGCTACATTAGTTCCGAAGAAGAATTTATAGATATCAAATGTATTCATGCTAATTCGGAAAGAGCTATCGCTAAATTAAATCAAGAGAATAATATTATTCTACCTATTTTGTCAATAGCTCAAACCACTTCTGATAATGATGATACCAGGCGCAGGTATGAAAGTGTCTTAGTAAATGAGAAGTACTGGGATGCAGAGAAGCATAGAGCTTTTAGAGTATTAAGTCTAAGTCCTAGGGCTATCAATATTAAATATCAATTAAATATTTGGGCAAAGTACAGAGCTAATATGGATCAAATATTAGAACAGGTTAGATTAAAGTTTAATCCTGAAATGAATGTGCCTACTCACTATGGAACTATAACAAAAGCCTACATTGATAGTGAAGGGGATTATGAATCTGCTAACGCTGGTGACAAGGAAGATAGAGTACTAAAGAAGAACATAGATATAGTGGTGAGAACCTATATTCCTAGTCCTAAGTTTTTATATACTTCTACAGGTAAGCTAGAGAAGCTTATGGTTGATACGAAAGCTTAAGAAATGCCTAGAGTAGAAATACAAGACGCGGCTGCCTCATGTGGTCATTTGAATACTGGAAGTAATAATGTTTTTGTAAATGGAAAAGGAATAACAAGAGTATCAAAAGATAGTGCAGGAGCCCAAATTATAGGGCCTGGGTCACAGACCGTTTTTACAGATGATCCTCCTTTTAGAGTTTCTTTAGAGGGGGATGCTATTGTAGGGCATGGAAAGTCTCCTCATGCTTCTCCTTTTACCGAAAACCCAAGTCCAAATGTTTACGCTGGCACAGGATTCCTTCCTCCACACGGTATGGGGCCTGTGGAATCACCAAACCTTATAACGACAAGTATTACTCCTGGCTCTATAAATCTAGGATTATCTGGATTAAATTATTATCCTCCCAACCCCAGTGATGCTTTGGCTATTAAGAATTACTGTAATCCTACAGGACCTGTTAATAATTCCTTGCCTACTGCTATCGAGATTAGCTATACCATTAAAAATATTGGAGAGTATGATTCTGGAAGCTTCACTGTAGGCCACTACAAGCTCCCCACAGCAGTAGAAGATACAGAGTATAAGGGGTCTGCTTATATTTTAGTGGAGAACTTAGACCCTCAGTTTTATGAGGAGAATCATTTAGCCCTGTTATCTACAGCAGGCGTATCAAATCTTAGTCCAGGTGAAGAGTATACAGGAACCTTTACTCTACCTAAGATGTTCCTCAATCAACAGACCTATTACTTCGCAGTCTACTCAGATATTTACTCTGTAGTTACAGAACCTTATGAAAATAATAGCTTTAAGTCTATTGAGGTTAAACTAGATAATAGTTGCGCTACTACCTAAACCATTTTAACAAAAAAACTTTCAAAAAGTGAAGGTTCAATTAGTATATATTAAGGAGACAGAAAAATGAAGCAAGTAAAGAACGATAGTATGCAGTCTTTTACCATCTATTTTCAAACTGAAAAAGGGTGTAAAGAGAAGTGGATGACCCCAGGAGAAACTATTGTAGTTCCCGATACCTATATTTCGGAACAAATTAAAACACTTCATAGACGCAGAATTTTTAAGATTTCGAACGCTTAGGAGATAAATCATGCCAAATTATGTAAGTCCAGGTGTATATGTAATTGAAAAAGATATTTCAGAGTATGCACCCTCAATTAATACCTCAATAGTCGGGTTGGTTGGTTTTGCTGGTAAAGGTCCAACTAATAAAGCCACCTTGATTACTAGCCAAAATCAACTCATAGATACCTTCGGTCCTCCTTCTGAGAACCTACCTGGGCAAGCACTAGAAGGTGCCTTAGAAATCCTAGAACAAACGAATTCAGTCTATTTTTCACGGGCAGCAGCTAGTACTGCTGCTGATGCCTCTGCATCGGTTACATTAGGATCTTGCCCTGCTGTTATTGTTTCTGGTCCTCTTACTGCTGCTTACACAGATAGCAATACAGGAGATGGAAGTGGGTTCGGTATTGATCATTCTTTATATTTAAGAGTTCAAGTTTATAATAATGCTGGAGTAGCACAATACTCTACGGCAAAAACTTTCTCAATTCCAGCAGGTACTGTTACTGCTTCTACTTCTGGTGCTTCTCAAGCCCTAGCTCTTAAGCAAGTTATAGGTGGAAATTTAGATGCTGATAAGGTAGGAATCTATAACGATGGACAAGAGCAAGCTGGTCTAGATATTTCTGGTGCTCTTGTAGGTGCTTATGCAGGCTCTGGTGCTTATATGGTTGTTCAGTCCTATAGTGGAGCAGCTATGACTGATGTACTAGGTACTTCTGCTTTAGCACAAGTAAGTGGTTTAGTTCCTGGGGCTGGTTATGGGATTGATCTTAGACCTGGAGGAGTGGAAAATCAATTTATGTTTGCATCCTCTGTTAGTGCTTACGGTTCTACCATTCTTCCTACAGCAACTAGTACAAGTTCACTACAGTATCTGGTAGAAACAATTTATCCAGGGGCTGGCTACAATGCAGGAACTACTACTGGTGGAGATACTAGTGGAAATTCAGTAACTGTAAGAACAGCAGGAGGTCAAAACTTCTTTGTAGATATTAATGATGCAGGAGTTGTATCAGAAAGCTTTAAAGCTAGTCTTGTAGGATCTGGAGTATTCTTAGAAGATCAAATTAATACTGGTGAGACTGACCTTACATCAGATATCATTAAAGGTAATCTTTATTCAGACTCTCTGGATATTGGAGCAACGGCACTTAATCAGTGGACAGATGTTTTAAATAACTTGGTTGGATTTACCGTAGGAGCTGCAGGAGCGGGTTGTTGTGGAGCTACTACTCAATATCAAGATCCAAATATTACACCAGGCACTACTTCTACACCATTTTATGCAAAAACAACTACTCCGCTTACAGGAGCCGATCCAAGATTTGTAAAATTAGTTGAAGGAACCAATAACCTTGCAGGAGGTGATAACGGAACAGGGAGTGATGCTGCAAATGTTACAGCACTTATTGGGGACGCAACTACTGAACCTAAGACAGGTATGCAAGTCTTAGCCGAGGATGCGATAAACGTTGGGATTGCTTTAATCCCTGGAATCTATAACCAAAGTGTTCAGAATAACCTTGTTACTATGGCTGAGAGTACTCAAAACTTCTTAGCTCTTGTTGCTCCTCCTTACGGAATTGGAACAGTACAAGATGCTATTGACTGGACAAATGGTAAATCTGCTAGTACTGCTGGGTCTAGAACGGCTGCTCTTAATAGCTCTTATGCAGCTACCTACTTCCCACATCTGAAAGTCTTTAGCGTCTTTGATTCTAAGGACAGATGGTATGATCCTACTATCTTTGCTGCAAGACAGATGGCTTACACTGATAATGTAGCTGATAGCTGGTTCGCTCCTGCTGGATACCAAAGAGGTAGACTAACCAAGCCAGTAGACACTGAAGTTAAACTAAACCAAGGTGATCGTGATAGCCTCTATAGTGGTGGAAACGTTATTAATCCTATCGTTTCCTTCCCACAACAAGGTATCACAATCTTCGGGCAAAGGACAACTCAACGTAGTCCTACAGCACTAGATAGAATTAATGTTCGTAGACTAATGATCTACATTAGAAAGGTTATCTTAGCTGCTACAAGAAGGTTTGTCTTCGAACCTAATGATGAGTTTACTTGGGAGCAAATTGAAGGAGTACTTAATCCTTTCCTTGATGATATCAGAAGAAGGCGTGGAATAACAGAATTCCGCGTTGTTTGTGACAAGACAGTAAATACTCCTGTGAGAATTGATAGAAACGAAATGTGGACTAAAGTTCTTGTCAAACCAACGAAGACTGCGGAGATTCTAATCTTCGAAGTTAACCTAACTAACCAGTCCGCACAATTAGGAAACTTATAAAGGAGAAAATAAATGGCTGATTCTTATTACAAGGTAAAATACGGGAGAGAGTTTACTCCTGGCAAGGGGCTGCCCACAATTTCAACTGATCTTGATTCAGTAAGGGCTTATCAATTTGAAATTAGATTTACTGGAGTCCCATCAGATGTAACAAACTCTCAAGATTTTACTTTAGCAGCTAAAAAGGTTACTGGTATTGAAATGTCTTCAGAAGCTATTGCAGTTGATCGCGTTAATGATAAAGTATTTTATCCAGGCAAGGTAACTCCTGGGGATCTCGTAGTAACCTTTGATAACCTTTATCTTAGAGAGACTGCAAGCGATCTTTGGAGATACTTTAAATCAACTTATGATCCTATCACAGGAGAGATAACTAAAAATTCTCAACCTGGTGGGGGAGCAGGAAATACATTTAAATCTGAAAGGGTAGAAATTATTCAACTTGATAATGTTTTAAACCCTCATTCAACTGTTGAACTTTACGGAGTTTGGCCTACCAAATGGTCTGCTGCTGAATTTAATTATGGGACTAATGATTTCCATACTATTGATGTAACATTTAAATATGATTTCATGCAACAGTATGATTATATTAACCCCTAATAGCACAAACTATACACTCAATACAGAGCCTAGTCTAAAGTTGTATTTAGGCTGGGCTCTGGTTTTGTTAGGACTATCATAAATTATGGATTATTTCAAGGAACTTCTAGATAGCTATAGTAAACTTAAAAAGAGAACCTTTAAGTTAGAGTATCTTAATGAGCAGGAAGAAGTAGAGGGTAGAGGGGATCCTACAGCAGCTAAAGCTTTTTTCGATGCGGCTGATCCTCAGAGAGATCCTGCTAAATTTGATATAGCTATCCAAAGCAAGCAACCTTATGCTTACCAAAAAGCCCCTCCTAAAGAAGGAGGCATAGGTAAAACTATTGTAACGGGAGGACCATTAGGAACTGGATATACTAAAGAGGCTGGTAGTTGGGAAGAATTACTTCAGGTTGATCCTAAAAACGCTACAAAATTAATTAATTTTTTTGATCAACAGTCTGTGGAAGGAGAAGCGCAGACATCCGAACAAGCTGAAGCTGATAGACAAGCTGCTCTTGATACTCCTGGCTCTATAAT